TTTCCAGGATTTTTAGAGCACGAATATTCAGTAGACTTTGGACTTGAACCTTTTAGATTTATACATTGGAATATACAAGCGGTGCCTAAAGAAATGGCTAAAGATGTTTAAAAAGAAAAAGTATACAATTATCCGTCAAGCAATATCAAAAGACCTAGCCGCTTTTGTTGCTAATTATTTTAGTATGCAAAAACAAGTTTATGATACTTGTAGAGCTACAAGATACATATCACCCTTTGAAAATATTATAGGCCATTACGAAAATGAAAACGAACAAATTCCAAATACATATTCTCAATATGGTAATATGGCTATGGAAACTTTAATGCTTAAATGCCAACCTAAAATGGAAGAAGCAACAGGATTAAAATTATATCCAGCTTATACATATGCAAGAATATATAAAAAAGGTGATGTTTTAAAAAGACATAAAGATAGATTTAGTTGTGAGATATCTACTACTATGAATCTTGGTGGTGATGATTGGCCTATATATTTAAGCCCTAATGAAAATGTAGGTATACCTGATGGTAAAAAAATAACTACTACTAGCCAAGCAAAAGGTATTAAAGTAGATTTAAAACCAGGAGATATGCTGGTTTATTCTTGGTTTAAACGATGATATAATCTTTAGATGGAGGCAGGGCACCACCACATACCCCCTGTCTCCTTTTAAGGATTATTTATGAGTTTAGGATTTGACGCAATATCAGCATTACCATTCGCTACATCAGGACCTGATAATAGTGTAACTATTTCAGTTACCGGCAATCAAGTAACTATTAGTATTGGAGATACTAATATTAGTGCGGATTCTATTGTAGAAATCCCTACTCCAAGTCAGGTTGTTTTAGGTTTTGGTAGTGTAACTATTACAGGAGATGCGAATCTTAGTGTCACAGGCTCTCAAGTAACCCTAGGCACAGGAAATGTCACAGTGACGGCAGGAGCTACCGTTTCTCCAAGCGGAAATAGCCTTGTAATTTCAAGCGGAACTGTTACAATAACTGGAGACGCAAATGTCGATCCTACAGGAAGCACACTTACGCTTGCTACAGGAACGGCACAAGCAATAACATGGAGTGAAATTATTCCAGGCGCAACTATGGTCTGGACACCAATAGACCCGGGAACATAATATTATGGCATCAACTTATTCAACAAACGCACAATTAGAACTCATAACAACTGGTGAAAAAGCTGGTTTATGGGGCACTATAACCAATACAAACTTACAAATCGTAGAACAGACTTCAACTGGGGTTTTAGATGTAGATTTATCTTCTGGTAGCTCAACTCTTGTTTTAACTGATGGAGCCACATCTACAGGAAAAAATATATACTACAGACTTTATGGTACTTTAGCAGGTAACAGAACAGTTACTATGCCAGGTACTGCAGAAAGAGTCTGGATTATGAAAGATGATACTGTTAGAGGAACATCTAATAGAACTTTAGGAGTATTGACTGCTTCAGGAACAGAGCAACCGATTCCTCCAGGAGCAACAGTTTTATGTAAATCAAATGGAACACAAACAGTAGTTACTATTCTTGAAAAAGGGTATGAAACTATCACTAATTCAAACAGTCCTTATACTGCTGTGGCTGGTGCACAAATTTTTGCTAATACTTCAACTAATCCTATTACCATTAATCTACCTGCATCTCCTTCTGTAGGAGCTGAAGTAACGGTTATTGATACAAGAGGAACTTGGAATTCAAATAATTGTACAATAGGAAGAAATGGCCAACCAATTAATACTGCTACATCTGATTTAACTCTTAATACAAATGGTCAAGCTATTACCCTAGTGTATGTAGATGCAACTAGAGGCTGGGCATATAAGACTAATACAGCGTAAGGGCCTAAATAATGTCGCTCTTTGAAATGAAATTTCAGCCGGGTGTCGATAAGCAGGACACTGCTGTCGGAGCAACCGATCGTTGGGTAGATTCAGATAATGTTAGATGGAGATATGGTCTTCCTGAAAAAGTAGGGGGATGGTCTTCTTTGCTTACCGATACTATTGTAGGAGTTTCTAGAAAGCAGCATGCATTTGTAGACACAGATGGTAATAAATATGTGGCTATTGGTACAGATAAATTTTTACTTATATATTTTGAAGGAACTCTTTACGATATAACTCCTTGGCGTTCGAATAATGCTGGGGCTCAAATCGAATTTACGGGTTCAACATTAGCAACCAATAGTACTTCCAATAAACAATGTACGATTACAACTACCTCGAATCATGATTTAGAAGTAGGAGACATTATTGTTTTAAATAGTGTTACTCTACCTGGTGGTACTGGTTTAAATGCAACTGATTTTGAAGATAAAAAATTTCAAGTTTTATCTGTTCCCACTTCTGTAACTTTTACTATCAATTCTTTAAACCAAGCTTCAGCTGCGGTGACTACAGGGGGAAGTATGAAAGTGCAACCTTATGCAACCGTTGGTCCGGCAGCTCAAACTTATGGTTATGGATTTGGTGTGGGTAATTATGGTGGAACGATTACTGGAGCTCAAACGGACACCTTAGATGGGGCTTTACTTGCAGATACCGCTGGTACAGGTGGATCAGGAACAAGTATTACTTTAGACTCAACAACTGGATTTACTTCAACCAATGGAACTATTTTAGTCGACAGTGAATTAATTAAATACAGTGCTATTTCATCAAATGATTTAACAACTATTACTAGAGGAGCTTATGGAACAGCTGTTTCTGGTACAACTGGAAGTGCTCATAGCGATGGTCAAACAGTTTATGACGCAACAAACTATACTCAATGGGGAAATGCAGTTAATGCTTCAGACGTTACACTGGAACCAGGTCTCTGGTCACTAGGAAACTGGGGAGAAGTTTTAGTTGCAACGATTGCAAATGGAAAAACATATACATGGAATTCAGGGATTAGTGGATCAGCTAGATTTAGCAACAGAGCTTCCACTCTAACAACCAATTATGTAACCGCAATTACGGGAAGTCAAGGGAATCCTACAGCAAGTAGATTAACCTTAGTTTCTCCTACAACTCGACACTTAATTCATTTTGGAACTGAAACAACTATTGGAACAGATTCCACACAAGATGACCTGTTTATTAGATTCTCGGATCAAGAAGCTCTTAACACTTTTGCTCCTCAAGCAGATAATACGGCAGGTACACAAAGACTTCAAGATGGTACAAGAATTATGGGAGCCATTAAAGGAAAAGAAAATATTCTAGTCTGGACCGATAATGCACTTTATTCTATGAAATTTGTAGGAGGAAACTTTGTCTTTGGTTTTGAACAAGTGGGTACCAACTGTGGATTAATTGGGCAGAACGCCTGCTGTGAGATTGATGGTGTTGCTTATTGGATGGGAAATAATGGTTTCTTCTCGTTTGATGGTACAGTTAATTCCCTATCTTGTTCTGTAGAAGATTATGTTTATGGGGACTTTGATACCACTAAAGGTCAACAAGTATATGCTGGTATCAATAACTTATTTACAGAAGTAATTTGGTATTACCCAAGTTCTGGTGAAACCTACAATGACAGATATGTTGTATATAATTATGGAGAAAGAACCCAACTGCCGACAGGTGTATGGTATACAGGAGTTAATACTAATTCTATTAGAACTACATGGATTGACTCTATTGTTTATCCAAAACCTTATGCTACTCAATTTAATAGTTCTGCAACAGGGACTTTTCCAAGTATTATTGGTGAAACAGGATTAGGTCAGACTGTTTACTTTCAACAAGAAACTGGAACCGATCAATTAAATCCTGATGGATCTACCACTGCTTTAACTTCTTCGCTGCAGTCTTATGATTTTGCGATGAATACAGACAAAGGAACAGGGGAGTATTTTCTAGCTATGAGGAGATTTATTCCTGATTTTAAAACCTTA